TTATATCCGTACTGCTTGAAAGGTCGAGCCCGCCGTAACAGACCCGCCCTCCGAGAGCGTCTTCGTTCACGGGGAACGCGCATTGATCCCATCTGTCCATCGGCATCCAACGCACTGCCTGCTTGACCCACTGGTTCAGTCGAAGCTGCCTGAAGCTATTCTCCTCAGCTGGGTTTTGCCTGGCTGACTCAAACGCTGCTTTGACTTTATCCATGCTGACGGTGATGCCTAGTGACGGATTTGCCTTTTTCCACACCTTCGGATCAGCCCAATCATCCTCGGTAGCCGCACCATAAATCACTGGATAGAAGGTGGGATCGTTCTTTCTGCCGTCGATGATATCCAGCGCCTTTTGGTGTACTTCCCAGCAGATGCTGTTTTGGTTGTCCCCGGCAGTGGTGATTAGGAAATACAGTGGCTGCATCCTGGCATCGCCGCTGCCCTTGGTCATGACATCAAACAGTTTTCGATTAGGCTGGGTGTGCAGCTCATCAAACACGACGCCGTGGGTATTGAAACCGTGCTTGTTTCCCACATCAGCAGACAAGACCTGGTAGATGCTACCGGTTGGTTGAAATATGAGCCGTTTCTGCGAATCAAGAATTTTCACCCGCTTTGACAGTGCTGGGCACATGCGCACCATATCCGCCGCCACGTTAAAAACAATGGAGGCCTGATTGCGGTCGGCCGCGCAGCCGTAGACCTCGGCGCGTTCTTCATTGTCACCGCAGGTCAGTAACAAGGCGACAGCGGCGGCGAGCTCTGATTTTCCCATCTTCTTTGGTATCTCTACATAGGCGGTATTAAACTGCCGATAGCCATTGGGTTTCAGAGTGCCGAACACGTCTCGGATAATCTGTTCCTGCCAGTCAATCAGCTCGAAGGGTTTTCCCGCCCAGGTGCCTTTGGTATGGGAAAGTGCCTCGATGAATGCGACTGCATAATCGGCCGTTTCTTTGCTGTAATAAGCGTCCTTCGCTTTAAAAGCAGTTGGTTTGTATTTTTTGAGTTTTCGGATATGCAGTCACCTCCTTCAAAAAGGCATAAAAAATAGACCTCGATGGGTCTTACTTAACGAGGAACAGAGCCGCAAGGCTCCATTCCGGGATTTAATTTTAATCGGGTTAGTTGTGTTCTTTCATCAGAATCGCAAGGGCAATCTCTGCATCCGAATCGAGCGGTTCTATATCCCAACCTCTGTCGTAATTGGCGATGATCTCACCATCGCGTTTTAGCATGAGTTTGGAAATGCGGCCCTTCTCGATGCCGTACTGCGATCCTTCTTCAAAACACTTCACCCAGTAGTGAATGATGCTGCTTCCAACTTTGATGCTTCCTTCTTTCCACATGGTCGTTCTCCCTTCGTTTTGTATGTGTATGTTCGTTCTGAAAGCACACGATAGCAAGTCAATTCAGAGATACAAACCGGGATATATGCACCAACTATTCGAGCCGAAAGTGTGTAAATTACGCCTCCCCGGTCAGGATGAAATGAGCATATTCTTTGCGGTTTTCTTCGAGGTACAATACCAGCTCGCAGAAGCCCATGTCATTTGCGATACGCTGCACCGCTACCACATCAAACATATTCGTCAGCCCCGTGTCGCGAATAGCCAGGATCTGTTTACGCACTTTATCTGTCATCGTCGCACCTCCGGCAAATGTCCTCGCCATAGACCACGTTCAGTCCGCTGCCGTTGTCCCAGTTGACCAGTATGCTTGCTGTGTCATCCACGCCGGTTACTATGCCCTTGGTGCCGATGGGCGGAGCCTGCATGTCGTCCATGCGAAGAAGCTCCACGCGGCAACCAGCCGGATACTGGCGGCGGATACGCTCGACGATTTCTTTACTCGGAAATCTCATCGTTTGCCTCCTCTCCGTTTAGAAGGTCTTTTACCTCTTCTACTACTGCGGGGTCGTCGGTGGCAGCGTCCATGTCTTCAGCGCTGAAGCCCTTCTTGGCTCCCGAGCGAAATGCGGCACTGCCAGTCAGGTTTCGAAGAAGCGTCCGACGCGTTTCCTTGAACTCCTCGCCAATGAAGCCGATCCGTAGGAGGAAGCAGCGGAAAGCGTACTTCTCATTGTCCGTTTCCTTTTCCTTGGCAGTCACACGCTTCTGGTTCTTGGCTGCAGCAAGCATTTTTCCAATTAAGTGAGCCGCCGCGTTGATGACCTCCGGCTCGGGAATGCGGTCGAACCAAGGAAAGCGAATGCGCTCGTCGGTGAGCTCGATTTCCAAGCTGTCCGCACCGAGTGCTTTTTTGATGAGCATCGCTTTGCTGTCTACCATCCGGCGCAGGTTGTCAATCGCGGCTTCGGTGGCGTCATTCAGTGGAAGCTCAATGCAAAGCCCGTCTGTGACTTCCTCGATCTCCGCTTCAAAGCCCATTGCGCAAAGTCGCTCAATAAGCTGTTCGCCCTTGGTGCTGTTGTCGAAGGAAAGAATGCCGTTCTTGCTGATAGTGAAATTGTCCACCTGATAAGCACAGGATGGAACGCCGAGGTACTTGGCATCGCTTTCGAGAATTTGGGCAATGGCCTGTACCAGTCGCTTGCGGTCGGGTCCGTTTACGTTGTAGTTGATTTCCATTTTCAAAACCTCCTGTCGTTTTGGTATGTACATATATCACTCTAAAGGCACCTTATAGCAAGTCATTTCGAGAAATATATGTGCCAAATCGAGCCGGAGGAAGCGGTCTTTTATCCTCCACCGTGGTGTTTGCGGCCGGTCAGATCTGCGTCAAGAATGGTTATCCTCACTGGCAGTCAACTCCGCATAGGAATAGAGCAGACCATCGCGCTGCACAGAAACCTTGTCAGCCGTGCCAACCTGTTCGATGTACCTCTTGACGATCACATCGCAGAACTTCTCATCAAGCTCGATGGTATAACAAGAGCGGTCAGACTGTTCGCAGGCAATAAGGGTTGAACCGCTGCCGCCAAAGGGATCGAGTACCAGCGTGTTACTCATGCTACTGTTCATGATCGGGTACGCCAAGAGNGGGACCGGCTTCATGGTCGGGTGATCACCGTTTTTCTTAGGCTTGTCGAACTCCCAGATGGTGCTCTCCTTACGACCGGTGTACCACTGATGCTTTCCGGTTTTCTTCCAACCGAAGAGCACTGGCTCATGCTGCCATTGGTAGGGAGATCGCCCTAGCACCAGCGACTGCTTCTTCCAGATGCAGCAGCCGGATAAATAGAACCCGGCATCCACAAAGGCTCTCCTGAAATTCAGCCCTTCAGTGTCGGCGTGGAAAACATAGATGCTGGCGTCGCTTGCCATGACGGCTTCGGTGTTTGTAAAAGCATCGAACAGAAAGTGGTAGAAGGCGTCGTTGCCCATATTGTCGTTCTTAATTTTCCCAGCGCTGCCTTCGTAGTTGACATTGTAGGGCGGGTCGGTGATCACAAGATTTGCTTTAACTCCGGCCATCAACAAATCAAAGGTGTCCTTCTTAGTGCTGTCGCCACAGACCAGTCGGTGCCGACCAAGGGTCCAGAGGTCACCGAGCTTAGTGATTGGCGGTTCCTTAAGCTCTGCTTCCACATCAAAATCATCATCGTGGATGCCGTCTTTGATACTGTCCTTGAATAGATCATCCAGTTCGGCGGGATCAAAGCCCGTAAGCGACACATCAAAGTCTGCACCCTGTAAATCTGCAATCAGTAGAGCCAGCTTTTCTTTATCCCATTCTCCGGAAATCTTGTTCAGTGCGATGTTGAGAGCCTTTTCCTTTTCGGCATCCATCTCGACCACCACACACTCGACCTCGGAGATACCCATATCGATGAGCACCTTCAAGCGTTGATGCCCACCTACAACGCAGCCGGTCACCTTATTCCAGATGACCGGCTCGACGTATCCGAACTGTTCAATGGAGCGCTTTAACTTATCATATTCAGGATCGCCAGGCTTTAGGTCCTTGCGGGGATTGTAATCCGCAGGCAGAAGCTCGGCGGTATTCTTTTTCTCAATCAGCATATTTCTTTACCGCCTCCCGTAGTTCTTTATACCGGTCCAGCCATTCCCAGCGCGAGAGTGTCCCACTGAAATGTCCGTAAGTCGCTGTATCTGCATAGATGGCGTCACGCAAACTCAGCGTTTCGATGATCGCCGCTGGACGCAGGTTAAACACATCAAGTACCGCTTTATGAAGAATCTCATCTGGGACCGTGCCCGTGCCTAAGGTGTCAATCTCAACCGCAACCGGGTCAGCCTTACCGATAGCATAGGATATGGCTATCTGACAGCGTTTGGCATAATCACACCTTACGATGTTCTTTGCGATGGCTCTTGCCATGTATGCACCGGAGCGGTCAACCTTGGTCGGGTCCTTACCGGAGAACGCTCCGCCACCATGAGCAGCAAGGCCTCCATAGCTATCGACCATAATCTTTCGACCGGTCAAACCAGTGTCGGCAGCAGGCCCACCCTCAACAAAACGACCGGAAGGATTTACGAGAATTTCAGTATCATCATCAAATGGAAATTTCTCAAACACTGGCCACAGCACTTGGGAGATGATCTCACTACGAAGAACCTCCAACTCCTTGTCAGCGCGGTGCTGTACAGAAACAATAATCGTTTTGATGCGCTTGGGCTTATCATCTTCATACTCGACAGTGACCTGTGCTTTTCCGTCAGGACCGATGCCTTTAATGACGCCATTTTTCATAGTGCTATCCAGCTTCCGGCAAATAGCATGAGCGTAAACGAGCGGGAGTGGGAGTTTTTCTGCCGTTTCATCTGTGGCGTAACCGTAAACGGTGCCCTGATCGCCAGCGCCAAGCATGGAATACCAGGAGGTATCTCCAGCGCGGGATTCCATAGCCCGGTCCACGCCACCGGCGATGTCCTTACTCTGCTGGTGGACGAACACAAACACCATAAACTTCCAAGGGTTGTAGCCAACGTCCTCCAGAACTCTGCGGACCACCCAGCGGATGTCCACTTTCTTCGAGCAGGTGATTTCGCCCGCTACGATGATTTTGCCTTTAGTGGCCATGACCTCGCAGGCCACGCGTGAAGATTTATCTTTGCGAAGACACGCATCGAGAATGCTGTCTGCAATCAGGTCGCAGAGTTTATCCGGGTGACCCTTGCAGACACTTTCAGAAGTTTTGTATTTAGCCATATCATTTTCCTTTCCGGGCGGTTAATAGCCGCTCCATCACATCATCCTGAGGATTCACGCCGCTGTACTCGCCGGTACAGTTTTCCTTTACGATTTGAAAAATCTCCATCCACAGACGGTTTGTCTGGTTCATGTAGTTCTGGCCCATCGCCACATATGGACTTTGGATTGCATTACCTGTGGTAGGATGCTTTGCCAGAAAGCCATACTCAGTAACCGCTTCTTCACACTGAATCCAGCGGGCAACACTCATGGCGTAACGCTCTAAAAGCTGTGGCGATACAAGCACCGCACAGCCGCGCTCGTTCAGCCACGTCCATGTGGATTTGTATATTTCGCTTGCGACGAGCGTCTTACCGTCCTTCTGGACAGCCTCGAGCATCTTTGCTGGTTCCGGCATCACTTGACCGTTTAGATCAGCCGTATCTGTAAACTCCATCACGGTCAGTTTTCTGCCGCCGGGATTACCTTCGGCTATTTTGTCGGCTAACGGCTTCTTTTTTGCGCCCGCGCCGACACGAGCGCCGCCTCTATTGGTACCGTCTTTCGCCAATCATCACACCTCCTTTTCGGGTAGGGGCTATTCCCCCGTTTGAATATGCGTTTTTCAACACGAAGCCCCACGCCGCTGTCCGCTTAAAAAAATTTTAGGGATTTGACTACCCCCACCGGTCACCCATCTCGACAGTAATGCGCGAATGGCAAGACTTACAAAGCGCCATGAGATTACTCGTTTCATTGCCTCCGCCTTTAGAGAGCGGAAGGATGTGGTGAACCTCTTCGGCGGGTGTCAGTTTGCCTTCCTTCTGGCACTCCTCACAGAGTGGATGTGCTTTGACATAGCGATCACGGATTCGCTTCCAGGCCCGGCCGTATCGTTTGTTGGATGCAGTGTCGCGTTCGTGCTGGTTGTATTGTTTGTCCATAACCTTTTGATGTTCGGCACAGTATTGCTCACGTACAGCAAGCCGACCGCAGCCGGGGTAGGCACAGGGACGCTTGGGTTTGTATGGCATTGGGTCACCTCGCTTTCTGGGCATAAGAAAAGCCACCGGGGATTACTCCTCGATGGCTCTCTGCCTACACTTTCTATACTACCAGTTTACTATGTTTGGCCACGACATCAACTCTCCTTTACTCTCCACTTTCGTTGACCACGACTTTTGTTAAAGCCCAGTCACGCATTCGGTAAGTATGCTGGATGCTGTAGCCCATCTTGGCAGCGACTTCCTCCCATGTACATCCGCAAAGGAAACGGAGCTCAAGCAACGTCTGGTATTCTTTATTGTCCACGGCTTTGATGCTGGTAACAATCTGTCGCTTGATGTCTACCAGTCGATGAATGTCATGATCAATTTCTGTTTGTAAGTCTACAATCTTCGCAATAGCATCTGCCATAGAAGAGACACTGTGGTTGGGATTGCGAGGCATATCGCTGATGGTAGATGTGCATTTTGTGGCCAGTTCATTCAAGGAAACAATCTGCTCCAGTTTGCTGTCAATACGAAGGTCCAGCCGGTAGGCTTGGCTCAGGAAATCCAAAGCTTTCATATCAGCCCACCTCAATTTCACGAACTTGACGCATCAGTGCATCACCATCCAGATTGGAGAGCAACTCAAACCATCCAGAATGGAAGAAGCGTTCAACATCATCGCGCTCACCTTCATTCTTGATAATTTTTTCCCTCAAGGCGCGCTTCCGTTTATCGTTCTTGGCCTCCTCAGTATCAAGGTCTGGCGTGTGCGGGTGGCGTGTTAGGAAGCGGATCGCCTGTCGGTAGTCCTTGACTGCTTGTACAATAATTGCATTTACTAAACTTTCATAGGGTTCCATAATCGTACCTCCGAATTTTTATTTCTCTCGGATTGGCACGGATTGTCTTTATTTGACTCTCATTTGCAGATCAGCTTTGACCGCATTGATAAGTGCCGACTGGCTTTTATCCTTAAGGGAAAGAGCCTTCAAAACACGCTCATCAATAGTGCCTTTGGTAACGATGTGCTGCACCACAACCGTTTCCGCTGTTTGGCCTTGTCGCCAAAGCCTCGCATTTGTTTGTTGATATAACTCTAGTGACCAGGTAAGACCGAACCACACGATGCAAGAGCCACCGGCCTGAAGATTTAAGCCATGACCAGCAGATGCCGGATGAATTAACCCAACCGGTATTTCCTTGTTGTTCCAGCCTCGAATACTTTCAGCGGTATCCAACTTGGAAAATAAAATCTTTATGCTGTGAAGCTTTTCTACGATCCGTTCGTAGTCGTGCTTATACCAATAGGCCACAAGGATCGGCTTTCCGGCTGCTGCCTCAATGATGTCCTCCAAGGCATCCAGCTTTTGATGATGAATGACCTCTGTTCCACCATTATCGTTATAAATGGCGCCGTTTGCCATCTGACATAATTTGTTGGAAAGCGCTGCAGCATTTGCCGCTGTAACCTCACCACCGGGCAGTTCCAGAACAAGGTCTTTTGCTAATTCGTCGTAGCGCTTTGCCTCCTTTTCAGAAAGCATAACCTTGTGTTCGCTGCTGATCAGTTCAGGCATCTTCAGATAATCCATGGACTTCATGGAAATCGTAATGTCGGAAATTTTCTGGTAGATGTTTGGCTCCGCTCCGGGGAGTGGCTTGTAGCTGTAAATGATCTGGCCATTTCTCTTATCCGGCATAAAGTAGTTACTGCGAAATGCGGTGATGAATCTTCCAAGCCTGGCGCCCATGTCCAGTAGTTTGAACTCGGCCCATAAATCCATTAAGCCGTTGCTGCTCGGTGTTCCAGCCATTCCAATCATGCGTTTTACTTTTGGACGCACCTTCATCAGTGACTTAAATCGCTTGGCTTGATGATTTTTGAAGGAAGATAGCTCATCGATAATGACCGTATCAAAATCAAACGGCAGCCCGCTCGCATCAATGAGCCAGCAAAGATTCTCACGGTTGATGACATATATATCCGCTGCGGCCTTTAACGCTTGAATTCGTTCCGCTGTGCTTCCCACGACAACCGAAACAATCAGGTCTGATAGATGATCCCATTTTTTAATTTCAGCAGGCCAGGTATCTCTTGCCACTCGAAGCGGCGCTACCACCAATACCTTATGTGCATCGAAGGAATCAAACATTAGGTCATTGATTGCAGTAAGGGCGATGCTTGTTTTTCCTAAACCCATATCCAGCAGGATGGCTGACACCGGATGAGATTCGATATAGTTGATGGCGTATTTTTGATAATCATGCGGATTGTACTGCATCTAAAATCCCTCCAATCTGACTGTCGTCATCTAATATGAAAACTAAAATTCCTAATCCTCTTACGCACGCTTGTGCCTTGCCATCTGTAATGGACGCGGGTGTTTACCAGGGGCTTTAACCTCAACAAAGGCGATTTTTCCTTCAGGCATTAGAAGGATTCTATCCGGCATACCATCAAAGCCTGGAGATACAAACTTTACTGCCAGCCCACCGCGCTTTTTTGCTTCCAAAACTAACTTCTTTTCAATCTCTTTTTCTCTCATGGTCGTACCTCATCAAAATTTAGGTGGCGGTCGTTACCCTCAATACATAAAACCCCCTATAGGCTATTTTTTACTTAAAAAACTTGCTAAAGCGAAGTTTTGTATATGAGGATAACGAGGGTCACCAGTGACAGTCTGTTATGGTTGATTCAAAAAATCTTCATCTTTTACACGCACGCCATAGATAAAAGAACCACTCTTTGTCTTCTTACGCGTAAAGCCTGCGAGTTCAACTGCTGCATAAAAATCGGTCGTACTTCTCGTATACTCACCATTACGTGCACAGTAATTACGATATTCTTGATAAAAGGCACCGGACTTCTGATTATAGCCCGGACCGATTTCGCAGCAATCATCTAGGAAATTTGCCATCCAGTCATTGTTTTCTCTATAAGTATCAATTGCCTTACGAACACACTCAGGCGGCGATAAATGAAAGTTCTTACGTATTGCCTTCATGGCACCTTCAACAATCCAGCTAAGGATATAGGGACCAGCCTCATTAAAGAGGTGGTCGGCATAATTCTTCATATCACTGCTACCTTCAATCTTTGCATCGAAAGGAATGACAATCAGACGACGCCACGTTCCTGCATCATTGGCACCTACACGGGGTAAATGGTTTGTATAAAGCACAAGCGTATGCGAAGGGGTGAACTTGAATGGATCTTTATACTTTTTTTCAGCCGTAATCTCGTCTGTAGAACAAAGCTGTTTAATGATGGAAGTATTAAGGCGCATGCCCTCCTCAAGCTCTGCCGCGATGATGAGACGCTTGCCCTTAAGCTCTGCCATTTCAGGCTTCACATTTCTACGGCAGCCAACCGTCAAAGTGTCTGCAGACAAGGAGCCGGAATAAGTACCAAGCACTCTTGATATGGTATTCCAGAAGGTGGATTTACCATTACGTCCTTCCCCATAAGCAATGATGATCGCTTCCAGGTAAACCTTACCGATTGCAGCAAGGCCTACAATCTGCTGGACATATTCGATAAGCGCAGCATCATTACAAAAGAAGGTACGAAGGGCTTGTTGCCAGATTTCCTTGCCTTCTTCGCCGAGCTTACTATTGGTCTGCTTCGTAATGAAGTCAGCAGCTTCTGGAAGCCTACTTTCGCCAGTTTTTAGATCAATCGTTGCACCGGGTGTATTAAGTAAAAACTCATCCTTATCTAGATCCGAGACACAGTGCTGCAACATCGGTTTTGCCGCCTGAAGCGCCGCAGTAACATATTTCATATCGCGGCGCTTGAGTACAAACTTCTTATAAATAGTCGCAGCGGTATACATGCCATAAGCTATTTGCTGTTCTTCGTTCATATCTCCTAGGCCCTTGCCGGTAATGATAACGGCTTTCTCTAGACCAGCTTTAATACAGGCTTCCAGTGTTGATAAAACTTGTGCTTCTGCGTCAGCGAGCTGCTCATCAAGAAACTCCTCCATCGCACCGACTGCCTTCTGCTTTGACTCCACCCATTTTTCACCGTCATACCTTAAATAATCGGTAGCCTCGGTGAAGCAAAGCTCTGCATCACATTCACGAGCAAGCACTTTGGCCTGCCCAATATCGGAGTAGTCAGTGGGTTTTAAAGATGCGCCACTAAAATCTTTGTTAAAATCCTCAGGTGCCACATAGCCTTCTTGATCCTGAACCTTTTTAGCAAACTTCACCGCGCTATTCCATATGGTTGTCAGTTCATTCCCTTCGATTGGTATCTCACACTTTTCTGCTTCCTTTAAGAAAAGGTCATGCGCTTTATCTCCAATACCATAACGTTTCAAAACTCTGCCTGCGTAATGTGACAGGGTTTTATTCCGTCTGCCTGCTGGAATAACAGAGTTGTATGTCACAGCATCGTCAAAATCCTCGTCGACATCTTCAATCACATCAAGGACTGAGAGCCAGCCTTCATGCCAGATCACATCGCCCACATCTGCACCATAGATAAACCGTGCCGCATCCAGAGCGTTATCATCAAAGAACGGAAACTGAGCATGGATGGCCCTTTTGATTGCCACATAGCCTTCCGCAGCTTCTAGCTCTTCGATTGAGAAGTAGACATGGAACTTGGGTCTTGCTGTTTTTCCGTCCTTAGAAATCATATTGTGTCGGCTGGGTGCAATCGCATAAGAAACATCCGGCATGAGCTCTTCCAAAGCCTCTGGTGTGATCCACTCCTCCGGATTTTCAGTATGGTCATTATCACAGTCCATAACGATAACATCAGACTTTATAAAATTTTCAGCACTTCGGTAGTTGTTCTGATACTCGGCACATACGTGGTCTTGCTTCACCGCTTCCTTAAGTTCATCTACCGAGGTAACCACACGTTTATTTGGATAGAGGCAGTTCTTCTGATTGCCGGTGCAGTTTGCCGTACAAATCGTTAATTGCATGTTGTTACCTCCTCCATGTCCTCGGTAAAATAGCGGATCGTCATGCGGCGCTTCTTAGCTTTTTCAACCTCGCGCTGCATGCCATTCGTGATCGTCTCGCCAAACACCCAGAGCTCATTGCATTTACCTAAGAAAACAATGTCCATGAAAAACGCAAGCTCGCGCTCCTCCGGATCGTCATCTGAAAGATATAAAGGCAACAGTAGGTGTGGCGCAAAAGCGATCGCGTTTCTCTCCATAACAGCGAAGCGGCTATAAAGCTTGGCCCTTTCCGTGTTTTTCTCTACATCACCTGCATACGGTGAGCAGATATACACCAGGGGTTTGAATGTCTTGTCTTCTTTTCTAATGTTTGTCAGCGCCTGGTATGCAGTAGGATCGGAATAACCTTCACTATTTTTCTTGTCCACTCCGCCGGTACCGTATTTCATTTGTTCGTTCATAAGCGAACCTCCTTATAAAGATTCGAGCGGCATAAAAGTCCCTCTAACAGTCCCAGGACAGAAACCGTCACTTTGAACGAACTTTTTATATTTAATTTTTCCTTCTTTATAAAAGCGACAGCAGACATAAAAATCTGCTGTCTTTTTTTTTCGTTCATTTCTGTTCTAAGTGTCCTGGGACTAGTGAAGGACATGAAAAATGTGTGGTCTGAAAAATTCTTAGAAAGATTATTCGTTCAAACCACATAAAACTGTCCTGGGACTATTAGAGAGGTAGCAAATCCTCTCGGGAAGGGAGGTAACAACATGCAGACACAGACACATGCAGAGGCTTCAAAAGACCAGCAGCTTGATGAAGAGCTCGCTGACACCCTCACCGCCATCAGCGTTGTATCCAAGAGACTGGCCCAGAAAATCAAGGCCTTGTCTGCAAAGGAACAAGAAAAAAAGGAAGGAGGTACTCCAAATGAGCAAGATGAGTGAACTGAGTCAGGTGCTGTCTGAACTCAAGGATTGCGGACAAACCCTCATGAACATTGCGGACTCGCTTACTGAGCTTTTCTCTAGTACATCGGCCGTGCACGAAACGCCCGCGCCACCGACAGAGGAACCGAAACCGGCGTATTCGTTTGTAGAGGTTCGGAAGAAGTTTGCAGAAATGTCCAGAGCCGGACACACAGACGCGCTTAAGGATCTGTTGAAAAAACACGGTGCAGACAAGCTCTCCAGCGTAGACCCGTCACAGTATGCCGCATTGCTTGCGGATGCGGAGGCAATTCAATGAGTGTAAAACACGCACTGCTTTCCGCATCGTCGGCACACAGATGGATCGCGTGTCCACCATCAGCTCTGCTTAGTAAGAAGTTCGAAGATTCTTCCAGCAGCTTTGCGCAGGAAGGCACCGATGCCCACACCCTTGCGCAGTATAAGCTTGAAAAATTGCTGGGACTTCAAACGAAGGACCCGACTGAATCGCTAAGCTTTTACGATGAGGAAATGAACGATCACGCGGAAAATTATGCATCCTTTGTGCTGGAACAGGTTGAAAAAGCAAAGGAAGCCTGCGCTGATCCTCAGGTACTTATTGAGCAGAAGCTCGATTTCTCAAGGTATGTCCCAGAAGGGTTTGGTCATGTGGACTGTTTGATTATCGCCGACGGCACCCTGATCGTAATTGACTATAAATACGGACTTGGGATCAAGGTTTCATCGGAAAGAAATCCACAAATGTTCTGCTATGCGCTTGGGGGCTTAGCCCTGTTCGATGGGATCTACGACATCGACAATGTCCGCCTGGTCATCTATCAACCACGTAGAGAAAACATCAGCGAGTACAGCATCTCTAAAAGCGAACTCATTCAGTGGGCTGGGGATGTCTTGTCTCCTACAGCGCAACTTGCCAGCAAGGGCGAGGGCGAATACAAAGCAGGCGAGCATTGTCAGTTCTGTAAGGCCAAAGCAACTTGTAGAAAGCGTGCCGAATACAACCTGGAACTTGCAAAGTACGACTTCGAGGTGCCGGCCACGCTCGATCACAATGAGATCGCAGCCATCCTGACAAAAGCAGATGAACTGGTTTCCTGGGTAAGCGATGTCAAGGAATATGCCCTGAAGGAAGCGCTAAACGGTATCAAGTTTGAAGGTTTCAAATTAGTCGCCGGTCGGTCCAATAGGAAATACACCGACGAAACTGCCGCAGCTGATCTCGTTATTGCAGCCGGTAAAGACCCATTCGAGAAGAAGTTACTCGGCATAACTGCTATGACAGCACTTCTCGGAAAAAAGGCATTTGAAGATATTCTTGGTGGTCTAACCTATAAGCCGCCTGGAAAACCGGTCCTTGTTACCGTTGATGACAAGAGGCCTGAATTTAACTCAGCATATGAAGATTTTGATGAAAATCAAGGAGGAAATAAATCATGACAAAAACAGTTAACCCGTTGAAAGTAGTGACTGGTCCCTATACCCGCTGGAGCTATGTGAATGCGTGGGAGCCTAAATCCATCAATGGCGGCACGCCCAAGTACAGTGTGTCTCTCATTATTCCTAAGACCGACACCAAGACCATCCAGAAAATTAAAGCTGCAATAGAAGCAGCCTACCACGAAGGTGAAAGCAAGCTCAAAGGAAATGGTCGTTCTGTACCGCCTCTTACAACCCTTAAGACCCCGCTTCGTGACGGCGATTCGGAACGTCCTGATGATCCCGTTTACGCCAACGCATACTTTGTAAATGCCAACAACAGCTCCGCTCCTGGCATCGTAGACGCCGACCGTCAGCCCATCCTCGAGCGATCTGAGATTTATTCCGGTGTTTATGGTCGGGCCAGTGTGAACTTCTACGCATTCAACACCAATGGAAATAAAGGTATCGCTTGTTCCCTTAATAACCTTCAGAAGATCCGTGATGGCGAACCTCTTGGCGGTAAGTCAAACGCTGAAGATGACTTTGCTACTGAGGATGACGACGATTTTCTTTCCTAACAGATAACGGTCAATCGGGGTGGTAGAAACCCTACCACCCTAGACAAACAAAGAAATGAGGTAAATCAAATGGAAACT